CAGAAACGCTATCCACCGGCTGCCGAGCCTGAGAATGGAATAGGGGATTATGATTTAACCGAATTGGGACCAATGTTTGAAGCAGCCGATTTATGCTTTCCAATGTTAGACCCTTCATGCGCTCCCCCGCTCCCTCCTACTCCAACAACGGAACAACCTCTAGGTCAACCTGATGAACCAATTGATTTTGGTTTTACACCCTACACACCGCCCGAAACTAACGGATTAAGTTATTTAGAACAGGTAGGGGAATTTGATTTTGATTTACCCGAAATTAATGCATGGTGGCTAGAAGAATCTAACGGGATGGGAGCACAACCTTAATGCCTTTTGTAATTAATCCCCTTAGTGGTGAATCAATCAAGGTTACAAAAGCTCAAAAAGAGGCCTATGATACTCATAAGTCGTCGGAACTACTGAAGGCGTTTGTCTCGTCGCAATTTGGGATACCTACGCTAGGTGTCATCTCCGTGGTAGTTGTCGGCGGCGCTTTTGGTGCTTTTTTATTATCGAAAGGTTGGGATTTTTCTAAACCGTTAAAAGATGCATGGGACGAATTTAAAAGCACAATATCTTTAGAAGCTTTGAGCGACCCTACTGGCTGGATTTTGTAAATACCCCCCCTTTTACGTTGCTCTCAGCAAGTTGCGAAGTCTTTTACATATAAAGGAACTGTCCATTATGGACGAATACATCCCAATATTAGGATATATGACAATTTGGATTTTGTTATACCATTTTGCTATTATCCCACGGACAGCACAAGCCGCCTTTGAAACGTGGCAAAAAAGACTAGAAGAAGAAAGGCAACTTATTCTCGATATCACGGCCCCAGTATTAGAAGAAATAGAGGTAATGCTTGAAACTCGATTTCAATCCTTTTGGGGTTCTATTTCTCAACTAGGACAAAAGGCCCAAGACATGAATCCAGCCAATGATATGAAGAAGGCTATCAAATCGGGCGATTTATATAGCATACTAGCGGAATACATATCGGGAAAAGCAGGTTTTGGGTCATTAAGTGGCCTAATACAAACAAAACAGGGCCAAAACCAAGCAAATGAAGAGGTTGGACTAGGCAGGCTGTAAACCAAAAAGCATTATATTATAGATTATATGATTAATTATATATTAAAAATATGGGTATGACGTTTTGTTTTTTTAATTAAATATATACTTTTTAGATTGGGAAGAATTCTTTTTCTTCTTTTTTAGTATATTATAGATATACTGTATATACTTTTATATAGTGGGACTCACTGGGAATCTATGCGACAAGACAAAGTCACGAATAGTTTGCTAGTCGATGTAACGGCTACTCTAAGTATCAACTTAGACGGAACATGGAACGTAATAGCTTTTGACCAAAAGAGTATTAAAAAGATAAAACAAACAACCACACAGATTAAGTTTGATGACAGTATAGAAAAACATACAGCAAACGGCTACTCTAAGTATCGCAAAAAACTTAGACGGAACATGGAACGTGACACCCCCGACGTTGGGGAAGGATGGGTAGAAGCACAACTTAAAAACGTGAAAAGGGAACGCCGCCGAATGAATCAAAAACGGCATAATTGGAACGGCACCAAGAGAGATAGAAGCCATTGTTCTAGTTGTGCAGGTTTAGGCGTGACTATGAGAGGTTTCAATAAGCTAACACATGTTAGTGCAGGGGTTCACCGCACACCGGAAGGGAGGACAAATTACAATGATTTGTAAAAGGTGCAAGTGTATTATAACGGCAAAAACGCGGCATGTCGGAAATTATTGTCGCCATTGTTACAAAGCAATAGGGGGTGTATAAATGGGCAGTGAAAGAAGCGGTAGATACTCCCATTATGAAGGGAAATTAACGCAAGTGGGCTTAAAGTTTCCTAAACATACTATATGGTATATTTTAGCAAAGCGTATTTGCAGGTATAAAGGGATTTCTTTTAATGAATATGTAAGGCAATTAGTTCATAAGGACGTGCAACACTATAAAAACACTAAGATGTGGTCGTGTAAATGCACCACTAAAGACGGTAAAATGGTATATTGGTTTAATAGAACTCATTATTGCAGCGATTGCGGCGAATATCAATTAGAACTACATAGACAACTTTATAATAAGTAATCCATAGGCTGTTATGGCAGTTAGACGCAGAACTAGAAGACGTTACAGCCGAAAAAAGCAAATCACTGTTCCATTGTTAAGCACTGGGGCAGGGTTAGCAATATTTACGGCATTAAATGGAAACGCAGCACTAAATAATATTTTGACGGGAAAGGTAGGGGATGCAATAAACAACATCACCCAAGCCGCACAATCCCCCGAAGCTAAAGCAAAGGTTATTGGGACCATTGGAGCAACTATGGTTGGCAAAATGTTAATGAAAGGAATGGGCCGACAGGTCGGCAAGTTGGGACCACTAGTTTTTACTAGCGGCTAATTTACAGGTATTTAATTATGGCATATTACAGAACAAGAGAAGGTCAAATAACCGCTGCTGATACTTTCACAGTATTAAGCGGACTTTATGGCCAAAGCACGACAGCATCCATACAACTACCATCGAATACAAGCAAAATTGTAGGTATTATAGCAAGTTTTTCAAGTGATGGAGCGGCTAACGCTGCTACAACCTTCGCATTAAAACTTGAAGGCGATGGTTTAAGTCAGGGGTCGGAGATTATGACCTATGGAGCGCACACAACGGATGGAACACCCGTTAGCACTGGACAGAATAATGACCCCTTCCAGTCTGCGGTTTCAATCCCAATAGTAGCAAATAACCAAGTATCTGTTAGTGTTGCAATGTCCGGAGATACCGGAACTTGTGAAGCTGCAGTAACGTTAGTTCTACAATAAGGTAAACAGTGGTTTACAATCGCAAAGGCACAGCCCCATGGTCAGTAGACCGACTAGCGGGTATAGAATCCGCAACAGTAGATAGCAATATCGAAGTGCCCCAATACATTCAACCAGTGCTTAATACTGGGGTTGTAGACGAACAAGGGGACTGGAAAGGTGTTAAATCAAGTGATAGCGTCTTTCATTCTTTTTCTAAAGATGTAGGGATTCCAAATGGAGGAGAACTGCTACAGCCTACTATAGGAGACGCTACTAAATGGCCGCTTGATATGACAGGTTACAATGATATATTCATAGCAATTAAACCTACTAATGGAGGTAACTATGCAATAACTGCAATTATGGGACCCGACACACAAAGCTTTGCAAATTTAAGCCCTGTAAACCCTGCCTCTATCTTAAAAGGAAATACTACCGCTGAAAGTTCGGGAGATAATATGTATCAATTATTTGATGATGGAAGCGAGGCCCTAACCGCAGACGTGTGGAATATTTTTTATATTGAAGGTAGATTAGCTAATCAAAAGCTATTACAGTTTAAAATTGTAAACAATAGTGGTGGAAGTTCCGATGTAGAAGTGGCGTTTATGAGGCTTGTATAATGCCCACTGAAGAAGAAAGGAGATATTATCGTTTAGGCTTTCGGGATGGGATGCGTGAAGCCGGTGGAGAATCTCCCGGTTATGCTGCTATTCCGTCTATGGGCCGGATTGGTGGAGGCCGTAAACCAAAGCGTAAACTATCAGCATGGAACAAATACGTTAAGGCTAACAGCAAGACGCCACGCTTCCGATATCGTAACGGGAAATTAAACCTAAAAAAGATGGCCGTAGCGTTCCGCAAAACACCGGCAGGACGCAAGCGCAAGAGACGATGAAGCTCGGAGATGCCATAGGGTTAGGGATTGGTTATGCAGCGCTTCTATGGTGGCAGAAACGCTATCCACCGGCTGCCGAGCCTGAGAATGGAATAGGGGATTATGATTTAACCGAATTGGGACCAATGTTTGAAGCAGCCGATTTATGCTTTCCAATGTTAGACCCTTCATGCGCT